AGAATATGGATTAACTTATAAATTATTATGTATATAAGCGCGCTATTTATACTATATTGGACATAACATAACATAACATAACATAACATAACATAACATAACATAACATAACATAACATAACATAACATAACATAACATAACATAACATAATAGTAATTATATCATATTATACGAATACTATATACACTACATTATCCGTCAGTGGAAAAAAATTTTAATACTACTTGAAGAATACCAATTATACCGACATTCATAACAGATAAAATTAAAATAATGCTATTTAATTCACTAGCCATAGCTGCCATAATTCCTACCTTTTCAGTATTGCCCTTATTATTTTTTTCAGATAAAATGTCCATCATATAATTGACTACTAAACCAGTCTGTACTAATATTAAAAAAGAGGATACTCCTGAGAACTGATAGTATTCATCAGCTACTCTTCCACTATTTATTTGCTTATAAAATGATACATTTTGCGCTATGATTATGGAAACTATTGCTATAATCAGGGTTACTGGTAAGGCATCTTTAAATAATATCTTTAAAACTCCCATTATAGCATTCATACCACCACTGTTACCACCACCGTTACCACTGCTAGCAGTAGATGCCATTTTATTAAATATTCCATAACTGCTTATTAAAAGACCAATGAGAGCTAAAATGCTAAATCCATATCCCCAAACCGTAGCCTTTGCGTAATCATTTGATGTTTGTCCGAAGATAATTTTAACTAGAATTCCCATTATACACAAAAACGAAAAAATTTTAATATCATATGGAAGTCTCTTTATTGGTATAGGTAACACTTTATTGGAAGTATCATTATTTTGCTGTAAGGAGTTTGTCGCCATTTCACCTCCTTTTTGTTGTTTCATTTTATTCTTATACTTCATATAAACTAACGTGCTATTTTTAAATTTTAATTTATGAATAATGAATAATGAATAATGAATAATGAATAATGAATAATGAATAATGACGTGATATTTTCTAAATGAGTGTTATCTATGTAAATTATTTCTCATTAAATCTTATATGAGTAGATACCCACAATTTAATGTTAATAACGAACATCAATTAATAAGAAGACAAAACACATATGTATTGGACCGTAAATTAGTAACAATCCATACAGAAGACCGAGATATTAGTCATTGGCCTAATGCAAACCATTTTGAAGTAGAACTACCGGAATCTCTTGCAAACGTTCAATCAATGAGATTAGTTGAGATACAATTACCATCAAATCAATATGTATTTAGTAATAATCAACAAAATACTAAAATAAACTTTTATTTGCGTCCCAATAATAGTACCCTACCGACTATATATGCGGCTTTAGCTGGTAATATTAATAACTATTATTCAGTTACCATAGAAGATGGGTATTACAGTCCAGATGAAATGGCAAATGAATTACAAAACTTGATGAACAAAACGGTTCAAGATTTTTTAGTAAATGATTCAGGTATAGTCGGAGCTACTTATAACTATTTTAAAGTACGTTATAATAAAGTAAGCCAACAAATGTATTTTGGAAATGAATTTGACGGTTTTGTTCTACCATTTCAAGATAGAATAGATTATGATGTATCATGTAGCGCTATAATTGGCGATAGACAACCAGTAAATGTATGGGAACAATATACAAATTGGGGTCTTCCGTCTTATCTTGGATTGGAAAAAAAGGAATATACTGCTATAGAAACCAGTGGTAATGTATTGTTTAATTACGACAGTAGTAATGTGTGGTTGAGTCCTGACCCTACCTATGTAATACCGTCTCAAACACCATATGCTTACTATGTAGTAGCACCTAAAACTATATCATTATTTGGCGACAGTGCTATTTATATGGAATTTGATAAATTCAATACCATTGATGAATTGGTACCATATGTAGAGAGAACGAACAATATGTATAATAATGATTACAGTGGTAAAGTAAAATCAGCTTTTGCTAAAATTCCAATAACAGTAGGTGGTCAATCTAGTCAAATATTTGATTCAAGAAACCACTTTTTACAAAACGTTTCCCAATATCATCCTCCTATTGACAGAATAAAAAAAGTGAAATTTAGATTTCGTTATCATGACGGACGGTTGGTTGATTTTAAAGATAATAATTTTAACTTTACATTAGCATTTAATCAATTAAAAGATGAAATTGCTCGTGATTATGTAGTTCGTGTGCCAGAAGAGTATAATTTATAATTTATAAATTTTATATACTCATATGTTATGCCGGGTGTAATTTTAGGAATTTGTTTCGGAACCGTGATATTATGGGTTGTATCTAAAATGGAAATTTATCCTTCAAGGAATAATACCAACAATAATACCAACAATAATACCAACAATAATACCAATACCGCGGATGAATGAAATTATTAAATATAAAATTGAACAACTATTTTTTACAAATATAGTTTGTAAAAAATATAATCATGGCTGAGGTAATATTACTCGTACTATTTGGTATCGTACTATTATTTATAGTATCTACACCGGTTCGTGTTAATCCACGTTAAATAATTATTTACTATTTGATACAAAACGTTCTATATCTTCTTCAGGACATGTATTATAGTTTCCTTTAAATCCCGCCAACTTTATGAATTTCGGTTTTGTCATTAAATGTGTTTTATAGAATATATAATGACCAAATTTTCCATTGCGTATGCTAATATCACTGTTAATATTTCGAATAATAGATGTATTTAAAGTAACTTTATTCTCAATAATGGGAATTAAATCATCCATGGTAATTTCATCTACCTCCTTTTTCAGACCATTTAATGTTTTTTTGTTTTCCTTACCCCATGTAATATAATTACCAAATTTCCCCTTTTTCAGGAATACTTCGTCCCCTTTGTATTTACCTATACTTTTACCTGAGGATGACGATCCTTGTGTATCAACTACATCTTCCAATTTATATTGATTCTTTTTCAACTTGTCAATATCAATATCTTTCTTCACTGGTAAGAATTTCGTTTTATCACCAGTACCACATTTAATGACTGGTCCATATTTACCAATCATATAGACATGGTTGTCGTCAATGGGTATGATTTGTTTGTCGTCTTCGCCTAATTCTTTGGCGCATTCCTGAATATCATTCAAACAAGTACGACATGTATTATGCCATATACTATTCCCTTTTGCAATACTATCTAAATCAGTCTCCATATTTTTGGTATATTCATAATCAAATAATTTATCAAAGTGTTGTACAAGAAATTCGATGACTAATATTCCAATAGGTTGAACAACCAATTTCCCCTTTTCATTACCAAATTCTCTCTCGTCTTCTATTTCCGCTAGCTCGTCTTCAACTAATTCATAATCGATACATTTTATTTTTTTCCCCTTGACATTCTCCTTTTTTACATAGCCTCGTTCTTGAATTTTATCAATCAAACTTGAAAATGTAGATGGCCTTCCAATACCGTTTTCTTCTAGCAATTGTACCAACTTTGCCTCTGTATAATGCGATTTCAAGTCTTTGACGCTTACTTTGGCGACGATTTTATTATAAGATACAATGGCCTTATTTTTAATGGTTTGTAAAAACTGAAATTCAGGATTTTCCTTATCATATCCTCTTACAATCTTCCATCCTGGAAAATTCACCAACTCGCTACTATATTTATATTCCTTTTCCATAGGAGCACTTATGGTCGCACTAATGGCTTGGTAAAGAGCAGGAGTCATACAGCTTTCTACAGTGACTGACCATATAAGACGATACATACGTTGTTCTCTAGAAGAATATGTCTCGCTAATTTTTTCACAGGTTACATCGGTGGGACGAATTGCCTCATGTGCCTCTTGTGGTGCGCTCGCTTCAACTGTATCCGTTTTCTTTGTCTTTGTCTTAGACGTAGCCTTCTTTTTCTTTGGTTTCTCATCGGTAGCGCGTTCGCTTAGTCGTGTCACTTGTTCATGTAAATAGTCATCGCCATACGTATCTTTGATATAATCACTGGCTTTTTCAATAAACTCCAAACTATATGTCGTACTGTCTGTGCGCATGTATGTAATGAGACCATCTTCATATAATTTCTGACAAATAGACATGGTTTCTTTTGGAGAAATATTCAATTCGCTAGATGCCTTTTGTTGTAAAGAACTAGTAGTAAATGGTATAGGTGGATTTTTGGTTGTTTGTCTAGTTTTGGAACATGTATATATATGTTCATGTTCAACAGATTGTTCCAAGAACTGTTCCATTGTGTTAGTTGTAGTATTAAAACCAATAATTTCAAAATTATGATTTAGCGTGAAACCCAAGTTCATTTGACTAAAATATCCAGTCGTATTATACACTTTCTTACCAGGGGAATCGTCAATTTCCTTCTGATTATCATATACAAGTCGTAAAGCCGGTGTTTGACATCTTCCGGCAGATAATCCTGTTTTTGTATTGCGTGATATATGCTTCCAAAGTATAGGACTAATCTTGTAGCCAACGATAACATCCAATATTTGTCTAGCCTGTTGAGCATAAATAGTATTCATATTAAGACGTGTTGGATTTTGAACGGCTCTAGTAATAGCATCTTTGGTAATTTCATGGAAAATAATTCGTTTTGTACTGAGAGGTAAATGAAATACTTGACATATATGCCAACCAATCGCCTCTCCTTCACGATCATCATCTGAAGCCAATAATACTTCCTTGGCATTTTTTATCATGGTTTTCATTTTATTTATCTGTTGTGATTTGGACTCCATTGGTTGAAAACTAGGTTTGAAATTATTATCAATATCTATATTTTTAATTCCTGGTAATTCTTGAATGTGACCATAACTGGCAATACATTTATACCCCGAACCTAAATAAGACTCTATTTTTTTGCATTTGGCTGGAGATTCTACAATTAATAATGTGTATGACATAGTAGTTAATATTAATACTATATTTTTATATAGTATCAATTTTTACTGTAAATGGGATATTTAGCAACTATTTTTTGTTTTTAAATTCTGCCCATGAGATAACTTCAATCGGTTTTTCCTCTTCCTGTTCTGTATTCGCTTCGTCTAGTTTATCAGCTTTTCGCAGAGCGCTATCAATATAGATTTTTTTTAAAAGCTTTCCTACTTCAAATGAACCCTCGTGTTGATCAACATTGCCTTCCTCAATAGCATTGAGAACGTTTAATAGACGTAATAATATATTTAAATCGATTTCGTCCTTTTTAACCTTGTTAAATATGTCAGTATAATGATTAAAAAGGAATCCGCAATGTTCTACACATAAAGAATCGAATTTATCCGGATTTGTTTTAGCTAGAGATGGATTTTCTCTCTTGAGTTTTAATAATATCTCTACTCCTTCTAATATCTTTGTGCTATGTTTTAAATCGCGTATTAAAGGAGTATTGTCTTCAGTATCATTTGCTTGAATCATTTTCTGTAAGTTTAATCGTTCTACTTCGTTCATTTTATATATACAATCATTTAATTCGTTTTAAACTTTTTCTAACTTAATTATATAATACATAAATGACATCGTCTAATTTAACTCCAAAAGAAAGTGGAGTGGTTCCTCTAGAAACCGCGCCGTATCCTAAAGGTGCTTCTTCTCCTCAACAAGCTGCTCTTATAGCTGGACAAGAATCAGCTACACGTCAAAATAATATGAATAAGATGGGGGGAAAACGTGGTCGTAGTAAAAAATATCGTGGTGGTGCTCAAACAGTCCCTACATTTTCTAGTACCGGACCTGCTGTTGGGTCAGGAGGACAATCCGCAAATGGTGCTAGCGCTAGTGCTAATACGTCGTTATCGCAAAGTGGTGCAAATGGCGCATGTGATAAATGTTATGGTGATAATAGTAGTAGCGCGATATGTCAAGGACCACAATGTAATCCGGGTGCCATGAAAGGGGGTAGTTGTACTAGTGGAGGACTAATTCCTAATGGGCAATCATGGGGATGTTTGAGTGGAGGAAAGAAAAAATCAAATAAAACTAAGAAGGTAAAGAAGACAAAGAAGGCGAAGAAAACTAGGAAGGTGAAGAAAACTAAAAAAGCAAAGAAATCCAAGAAATCCAAGAAATCCAAGAAATCTAAAAAGTAGAATGAAGGAAAACGGAAATAAAAACGGAAATAAAAACGGAAATAAAAACGGAAATAAAAACGAAATATAATAAATAAAATAGCATTATAAAGTAATATGAGAACAAGTGATATTACTTTATCTATTTTTATTATTTTAATATTTGTCGCATTGTATTTCTATAATATTTTAGCAGTTGGAATTAAACAGGTTCAAGATAATTGGCCTGAGTATAGATGTAATCCGACCATTATGCCGTTTGCTGGTACATTTGGACATGACGTAATGAGTAATTTTACATATTGTATTCAAAACACCCAAACAAATTTTATGGGTTATCTATTACAACCTCTTAATTATTTGATGGCAGTAATAAATAAATCAGTAGGTGGATTAATGGAATCGATTCAAGATATTCGATCATTTATCAATGTATTTAGAAACATGATAACTTCCATTGTTCAAAGTATTTTTGGAGTATTTATTAACATATTAACGCAATTTCAGTATATATTGGTTAAAATGAAAGATATGTTAGGTAAGATAGTAGGCGTAATGGCCGCTATGATGTACATATTACAAGGAACAGTGATGACTATGCAATCATCGTGGAATGGTCCTCCTGGACAAATGGTTAGATTAATGTCAAAAATGAGTTTTTAACGCTTAGAAAATAAAACTAATTTAAATTAAAATAAGGTTATTTATTATACGAATTAATTATATGAATGATATGAATAATACAAAATCTAATATATTTTCAGTAATAAATAAATTATATAATAAAGTAGGATTTCTAGAGAAATATGGAGGTTCTTTGTGGATGACTGTAATACTAATTTTAGTGTTTTTCATTGCTATTTCTTACTATTATATATACAATCATTTACAACCTATCAAAGCAGACTGGGTAAATCAAAGATGTAGTCCAATCGTCATGCCGTTTGCTGGTCTAATTAATCCACCGGATCCTAAAAAAATGTCTGCTTTTGATTTTACTGCGCAGAATTTTACCGGTTGTATTCAAAACATTTTATCAGATATAGCAGGAACCTTTCTAGCTCCCTTTTATTATTTAGTAAATTCTATTACAAAAGTATTAGATGGATTAAATGCTTCACTTCAAGCGATTCGAGGTGTTTTAAACACTATTCGTCATTCAGTTGGTAAAGTGTCTGAAGAAGTCATGGGTAAAGCTTTAAACATAATGATACCCATTCAACAAATTATAATTAAAATCAAAGATACAATAAATAAAACCCAAGGTGTCATGCTTTCTGCTATATATATGCTTATGGGTACATATCAGACACTTACTGCTAGTTTTGGTGCGATTATACAAATAATTACTTCAATATTAATGACATTAACAACCATAATGATAATTTTATATTTTATACCATTTGGCTTTGGTATTCCATTTGCAATACCATTATTAGTAATATATATTATGCTTTTAGTTCCTAGCATTATGATTTATATTATTCAAGTGATGGTTTTAAAAAAATGGGTCAATCCTTTGCCAGGAATACCTAGTTGTTTTATAGGTGATACTAATTTAACGCTACATGGTGGAAGTAAAATAAAAATAAAAGATATCGATGTTGGAATGGTATTACAACATAACAATGTGGTTACCGCCAAAATGAAATTAGCGAATATAGATGAAACAATCTATTGTTTGAATGGTATATACTGTACCGGAGAACACGTATTAAAATACAATAATAGTTGGATCAAAACAAAAGACCATCCACATAGCACTAAAACAGATATGTATTGCGACTATTTATATTGTATTAATACTAGTAAAAAAGTGATTCATATAAATAATGACGTATTTGGTGATTGGGATGAATTAGATAATGCGCAAATAGATGAACTGAAACAAAAATGTAATAAGTATTTACCAAAGCAATTTGAATTACATGATATTCATAAATATTTAGACGGTGGTTTTATTGAAACGACTAAAATAGAATTACAAGATGGTCATAATATTAATATTTGTGATATAGAAGTGAATGATGTATTGCGTTTTGGTGAAAGAGTAACTGGTATTGTGAAAATAAAAGCAGATGATTTAGAAACAAAGCAGTTTAATCTAGGAAAACAAAACAGTATAAATGGCGGACCAAACTTACATATATGTGATTCTGATTTAGGAATGAAAAGTACATTGGATATTTATGGAGAGAAAGTAAAGTGTGATTATATATATCATATAATAACAAATAAACGAACATTTCATGTAAATGGTATTAAATTCTATGATTACAATAGTTGTATTGATAAATATTTAGAACTAGAGAACCATAAATTACTCAACGTTATGATTTAATTTTTTATATACAAAATATATATAATATGGACTTGAAGATATTTGGTTATTCGTGTCGTTTAGAAATAATAATTGTTTGTTTAGTTGTTGGGTTTGTATTAGGAGGACATTTATTATGTTCTTGTAGTCGCGTAGGATTAACGGAAGGTATGGCTGTTATGGGTGCTTCATTAGATTGGACTATGGGAGGTGACGTCGCAAATAGTTGGACAAACAAGGCAGACAAATATTCACACGGTATGGAATACAGTTCTACTCAATCAAAATGGTCTCAATACAAGGGAACTCCTGTTCCTTTACCTGAAGGACAGATGTCTATGTTTGTAGACAATGAATTCAAACCTGAATGTTGTCCTTCCACATACAGTAATAGTTCCGGATGTGCTTGTATCACACAAGAGCAAATCAATTATATTAACCAACGTGGTGGTAACCGCACACTAGCTCCTGCCGAGTATTAGATATAATATTTGATTTTTATTCTACAATAAAGTATAATAAAGTATAATAAAATATACAAAATCGTATTGTGTATATTTTATTTCGTAAATAATATCATTTTACATTTTATAGCTATATTTAGAGCTTATATGCGATATTAATGATTGTTGCTTGTTGTATCCATCTATAAAATAAAATTTAGTAACGCAAATAGATTGTTCGTCTCCATTGGAATCGGTTATTGCTATTTTGTTATCGTGTGTAGGAGTAATTTTTTTTACATGTTTTATTTCCCCATGAGAAGTTTTGTATATAAATGGACATATGTTTTTAAAATGGTTCATTTCAATTCGTATCAATTGTTGAAGAAGAAGGGATTTGTTCAGCATGTATAACGACAAGATAATATATTCAATAGATTACTATTTATATTATTTTTATTTGTAATAACAAGTCAAAACAAAAATCTTTTTAAGAAGCAAAAAAATTCGTTTGAAACAATAATATTAAAATATTTAGTAATATTGTATGGGGGTCTAGCTCAAATGGTAGAGCGCACGCTTAGCATGCGTGAGGTACTGGGATCGATGCCCAGGTCCTCCAACTTAACCACTTTTTATAATAAAAAAGATACAAATGTTTCTTATTATATATTTTATCGTAATGAATACAGATGAAAAAAATATTTTTAAATTTTTAATTTATTTAATTACTTTTACATATTATAAATGTGTATATCTACACGTAAAGTCCATATAATGTTGTAGATTTTTCATCCATTTTAATCAACTTCTTTACTATATCAGTTGTAACTGTATAGGGGAATTCAACTTTAAGCGTCATTTCCTTTTCAAACAATGTTGAATCTGGCTTCATTAATCGATACAAGTTTAACTTGGTATAAATAATCTCCAAACTTCTCTTGAGATTACGAACTCCCTTTTCACCTTCAGTATAATTCTCTACAAGATAGTCAATTGTTTCATCCGGAATAATGATATCTTCTTCCTTAAAATTCACTTGTTTGATAATAGTAGGAATAAGATAATCTTTTGAAATAGTGCGCTTGTCCTTCTTTTCGTAACCAGCTGTTTGAATCTTGTACATTCTGTCCAGTAGAATAGGATTGACTCTTGATTCATCATTGTAACTGAAGATGAATAGACACTTACTCAAATCAAAATCGATTTCCGAGAAATACTTGTCATGAAACTGGTTATTCTGAGCAGTATCTGTCAAATGAGTTAGAATACCAGCAATCTCTTCACCCTTGGGTGTATCACTAATCTTATCCAATTCGTCGAAATAAATGACTGGGTTCATCGACTTGGTCTTGACTAGAATATCTACAATCTTACCCCACGTGCTACCTTCATAAGTGTAACTATGACCCTCGAGAAAGCTACTATCCGTTGCTCCACCTAGGGCAATGAATGCGAAATCGCGATTGAGAATCTTGCTAATACCTTCCTTTACAAGCGTAGTCTTACCAGTTCCCATAGGACCTTTGATAGCAATGGCGGTGCCTACAGATGTAGGATTGCTAATCCATTGTCCAACCATTTGCATAATCTGAAGCTTGGCGTCATTTAATCCATAGACTGCTTGGTCAAGAATTGCCTTTGAATTAGCCATGTAATCGTGACAATCGTTAATTCCGTTGTCAATACTTAGAGGCAATGTCTTGTAGCGATTGAATGGAATTTGCATAAATGTATCGACCCAATTCTTAACCTTGTAGTATTCTCCATTTCCTGGGTCCATATGTCTCAACGATGAAATCTTACTAAGAGCAATTGACTTGAGATGAACTGGAATATCTGCCTCTAAAAGGGTGAGGCGATATGGCTTCTGAACAATGTTGATTTTATTGATTTCCTCCACCTCAGAAATAACCTTCTTTTGTTCTTCAACTGTCATTTTGTCCTTGAAATAAGCATAATCATTAAGCAAACTCTTCTTGTTGATTAGTTTCTTAAACATATTCGTATTTTTATTCTTTTGTGTTTTGAGTTTTTTAGTTAGCTGCTTCTTGAGCTTGTTGTCTTTTTCTTCTAGTTCTGTTAGACCATTTAAAGCGATTTTATTAGTCTTGTCTTTCTCCAAAATAGCTTCAAATGTTTTTCTAATTTCATTTATTGTTGCTTGTTGCTTAGCAATGTCCTCCTCAAACTTAATAATATCATTACTATCTTCCTCCTCATCCTCATCCTCATCCTCATCCTCATCCTCATCCTCATCCTCATCCTCATCCTCATCCTCATCCTCATCTTCATACTCCGAATCATCCTCTTCATCATACTCTGAACCATCTTCGTTACACATAGGGTCTCCAATTGTAAATATAATATTGAATCCCTTTTTTCCGCGACGACTGACTTGAATGTCTTCATCTTCATCATCGCTATCTTCTTCATCAACTGTTTCATATTCATCACTTTCCTCAACTTCCTTCTTTGAAGCCTTCTTTTTATTAGAAGAATCCTTTTTATTTTTTTTGTTTTTCTTAGCAACCACTTCACCTTCCTCTTCTTCACCTTCATCTTCTTCATCTTCCTCTTCTTCACCTTCCTCTCTATCAAGCTTCTTCTTAAGTTTTTCACCACGGATGACTTTATTTTTCAAATTTGTAGAAGGAAATATTTTATTTAGAAATTTTCTATATTCATGTGTGTCCATGACTTCGCCCTCACTATCACTACCACTATGATTACTCGCATCATCCTCATCACTACTATCACTCTCTTCATTTTTTTTTAGCTTTCTGTCTTGCTTCATTGAACGTTTAATATACGTTTTTTTAGAAGACTTGTTAGTTTTATTGTCCTTGGAAACAGGCATCTTTAATTAGATATATGTATATCACTACAAATTAATATTTAAGTTCAATTTTTATTTAAGATGTGAAAGGATTTTTATTTATTACATTTTTTAAATAAAAATTGATTATTTTAAATCAGTTAAATATTACGTTATATTATAAGGAAGTATGGCGAATAAATTCAACGAAACCATGCCCAAGAACAAGAGTTCCAAAATCATAGGTATTCAATTTAGTATATTAAGTCCAGATGAAATTCGCAAAGGTTCTGTTGCTGAAATTACATCTAGAGATACATATATTAATAATAAACCTGTGATTGGAGGATTGTTTGACCCTAGGATGGGTGTTTTGGAGCCTGGATTAATTTGTCCAACTGATGGTCTAGATTATATGGAAACCCCTGGTTATTTTGGTCATATTGAACTGGCTAGACCAGTGTTTTACATACAATATCTAGCAACTGTTATGAAGATTCTACGATGTGTATGTATCAAGTGTAGTAAGTTGAAAATTAGCAAGGAAAATTATAAACAAGCTTTAAAAATGTCAGGTGACGATAGATGGAATTATGTATTTAAATTAGCCAGTATTGTTACCCGTTGTGGTGAGGATAGCGAGGATGGATGTGGTTGCTTACAACCTAAGAAGATAAAGAAGGAAGGTTTAGCAACATTGTTTGCTGAATGGGACAATGTAGATGGACTAAGTAATGACGACAAAGAAAAACTAAATATGAAATTAACTCCTGAAATTGTTTTAAAAATATTCCGACGCATTTCTGACGATGATGTGAATTTTATGGGTTTCAGTCCCGTATTCTCACGTCCTGACTGGATGGTCTGTCAAGTGTTGGCTGTTCCTCCGCCAGCAGTTAGACCTTCTATCAAAATGGACGGTCAGCAGCGCAGTGAAGACGATATCAGTCATATTTTAGTAAATATTATTAAGGCAAATAAAACACTTCAAGAGAAACTTCAAGAAAATGCGAATTCTAATATTATTGACGACTGGCATACTGTACTTCAGTATTATGTTGCCACTCAAGTAGATAATAAAATTCCAGGCGTTGCTTCCGTAGCACAGCGTTCCGGACGTCCATTGAAGTCAATCAAGGAAAGATTGAACGGAAAGCAGGGTAGAGTAAGAGGTAATCTCATGGGAAAGCGTGTTGATTTCTCGGCTCGTTCAGTAATTACACCTGACCCTAACTTGTCAATTCGTGAGTTAGGAATTCCTCTGAAAGTGGCTAAAAATATTACAAAACCAGTCACTGTAAATGCGAATAACAAAACATTCTTACTAAAACTAGTGAAAAATGGACCAGATGAATATCCTGGTGCAAAGATTTTGGAAAAGAAGAACGGCGAACAAATTACTTTGCGATATGCGGATAGAGAAAATATCCAACTGGATCATGGTGATATTGTTCATCGTCACATGATGAATGGTGACGGTATTCTGTTTAACAGACAACCGACCCTTCATCGAATGAGTATGATGTGTCATATAGCAGTTATCATGTACAAGGGTGATACCTTTCGCATGAATGTAGCTGACACCAAACCATACAATGCCGATAGACAAAGTGTTAATTCTTCACAGCATAAGTGCTGTTAGTTTATCAATGTTGGCAACAGGGGGACTGAAAAGGTTGATACCCCCTAGTGAGTAATTAACTATATATATTAGGAAATCACTTAATTAGATATCCAGAGTATATACAAATGGATACTAAACAAGATATTGTCGTATATAAAATATGCCGAATATGTGATGACACACAAAATATAAATTTACCTAAAATATATAGTGAATTATTTGCAACACACCTTGTTGTTCGGGAAACCCCTTAGAGCCACTTACTACCACCCCATAATGGAAACTATATGGGGGAACTCGGTTAATAGCCGAACCCAATGGTAATAATGTAAGTGGATTGGGCAATCCGCAGCGTTACTAGCTAAGTCCGTTATGATAGGATATGCAAGGCGTTCAGAGACTGAACGGGTGTGGGTGAGTTATGATAGTTTAACCAACTTGAACTTGCTTAAGATACAGTCCGGCCCTCTGGGAAACCTTTGGGATAATCCGTTTGATGGAGACGAAATGAATTTACACATGCCCCAGGATGAAGAGTCCGAGGCAGAATTGAAAAATTTGGCAGCAGTGCCGTACCAAATTATTAGTCCAGCTAATAACGCGTCTATTGTCGGCGTGTTCCAAGATTCGCTTCTTGGAGCATATCGATTTACAAGACCAGATATAAATTTTGATAGACGAGAGGCGATGAATTTGCTCATGTCAATTAATAAAATAGATACGTCTCTTCTTAAGAAAAAGAAGGAAATTACTAGTTTTGATATTATGTCGCAGATAATGCCACCAATTACAATGAAATTTGGAAACAAATGGTTTGAAGATAGTGGTGAAGAGTATAGTAAATCAAATAATGTAGTAGAAATTAAAGCTGGAAAATATGTTCGCGGACAGATGGAAAAGGGAGTACTTGGCGGAGGTGGAAATGGACTACTTCAACGAATCTGTAATTACTATGGTAATATGGCATCTGCTGATTTCGTAGATAATTTACAGAATGTAGTAACCGAGTATATGAAAACAAGTGCATATAGTGTAGGTATTAGTGATTTGATTTCAGACAGTGAAACAAATGAGAAAATTGCACAAACAATTACAAATAAAAAGAAGGAGGTAAAGAATTTAATTGATCAAACACATCTTGGAATCTTTGAGAACAAGACTGGAAAGTCGAATGAAGAGGAGTTTGAAACTCAGGTAACCAACATTCTAAATAATGCAACCAATGAAGCAGGCAAGATTGGACGTAAAAGTCTGGACAAGAACAATCGTTTTGTGATTATGGTGAATGCTGGTTCAAAAGGCAGTGATATTAATATTTCGCAAATGATTTCCTGTTTGGGACAACAAACTGTTGATGGTAAGCGAATTCCGTATGGGTTCGAAAACAGAACATTACCACACTATACCAAGTTTGATGACTCGCCTACCGCGCGTGGATTTGTAGAAAGTTCGTTCATTTCTGGTTTGACACCTGAAGAGTTGTTCTTTCACGCGATGGGTGGTCGTGTTGGTTTGATTGATACAGCTGTAAAGACATCTCAAACTGGATATATTCAAAGACGTCTGATTAAGGGTCTTGAAGATTTGAAAGTAGAATACGATATGACTGTTAGAAATAACAAGCAGAAGATTGTCCAATTTCAATATGGTGATGATGGTATTGATACAGTTCGTGTTGAGAATCAGTTGCTTCCACTCGTTGGTATGAGTTTGGAAGAGATTTATGCTCACTTCCACTTCCCATCAGAAAATGACAGCACAAGTGTATTTATGACACCTTATACAAAAGGCGCAGCAGGTCGTATGAAGAAGCAACAAGATGACTTGTCGGAAAAGAGTAAGTCGTATATCGAGTATATGATTGATATGCGCGAAAAGATTGTAAAGAATATTTTCAAAAATACAGATGGAAAAATGGTTCATATACCAGTTTCATTTCGCCATATTATCAATAATATTCAAGGATTACAACATATCAGTAAAAATTCCATGGTGGATATCACTCCTTATGAAGCATTCACTCTTATCGAGAATACCTTTAAAAATCTAGAGAAGATTGTTTATGCGCCACCTACAGAATTATTCAAAGTAATGTATTATTACCATTTGTCTCCAAAGGAACTTCTTACAGTAAAACGATTCAACAGGAAGACATTGATTAGTTTGTTGGAGATGATTACCTATGTCTATAAGAATGCAATTGTTGCTCCTGGAGAAATGGTTGGAATGATTGCCGCTCAATCTATTGGTGAGCCAACTACTCAAATGACTCTGAACACATTTCATTTTGCTGGTGTTGCCTCCAAGTCAAACGTCACTCGTGGTGTTCCAAGAATTGAAGAGATTCTGTCATTATCCGACAATCCAAAAAATCCTTCTGTTACTATTTGCTTACCCATCGATCAAGAAGGTACAAGAGAAAGCGCGCAAAATCTAATCCCAATGATTGAACATACCAAGTTGAACGAGGTTGTAAGTTCTGTTGATATTTGTTTTGACCCAGATGACTTGAATAGTCTGATTGAAGACGATGTAGATACTTTGACACAATACTATGAATTCGAGCGAGTTGTAGATCAATGTGGTGCTCAAGACGTAGTTTCTTCTAAAGCAAAATCAAAGTGGATTATTCGTATGGAATTGGACAAGGAGTCTATGCTCGATAAGAATATTACCATGGATGATATTAATTTCGCAATTGGTAATAGTTTCAACGAAGAAGTACATTGTGTATATTCTGATTATAACTCAGACAAACTTATCTTCCGACTACGTCTTAATAACATGCTTGCTAATAAAAAGAAGCTAGGTCAAGTCAATCCACTCGACCAATCCGATGAAATTTATCTTCTTAAGAACTTCCAAGACAATTTGCTTAACAATATTGTCATGAGTGGTATTAAAAATATTTCCAAGGTAGTTTTGCGAAAGATTACGAATAATGTCGTCAAAGAAGATGGTAAATACAGTAAGAAGGAAAGTTGGGTTCTAGATACAGTAGGTAGTAATTTGTCTGACATCTTATCATTGGACTACATTGATGTTAATCGAACAGTAAGTAATGATATTCAAGAGATTTATCGCACATTTGGTATTGAAGCTGCTAGAAATGCGATTTTCCAAGAGCTTACAGAAGTGATTGAATTTGATAGTACGTATATTAATTATCATCACCTTAGTATGCTTTGCGATAGAATGTGCTACAGAACCAAGATGATTTCCATTTTCCGACATGGTATTAATAATGATGACATCGGTCCTCTAGCAAAGGCTTCTTTCGAAGAAACGCCTGAAATGTTCTTAAAGGCTGCTAGACATGGTGAATTGGATCCAATGCGTGGAGTATCAGCAAACGTAATGTGTGGTCAGCAAGGTTATTTTGGAACATCTTCATTCCAAGTATTGGCCGATATAAACGCTCTAGTACAACAAGAACCAGTCGAAGATGGTGATGACGAAGATGGTGATAAGATTATTGATGGAGCATTTGAAGGTGTTTCCGGACAAGCAGACAAGTGTAGTATTAATAATCTAACCATTGACAGTAATACCATGAATATTAAGGAAGTCGATTTGGGAGGAGGAGATGATGATTATGACATTGAATTTTAAAACAAATATGAAAAAATGAATAAAAATTACCGAAACGCGACCAATATAAAAAATTGATTTTATAATACAAATTTATTTTTGTATTATAAAAGAAGACAAAATCATACATTCAGTATTTTACAATCCATTCAATCTAACATGACGACCTTACGCGAATCTATCGATTTATTGCCAAAAGAATTACGAATAATGATTGCTAATTACAACGTACATCATCGTGTAGATTACATATCGGTAATGAATGAATTAACCGACGTTTGTACCATAGTATATTGCGATAATCCTCTATGTGATTCCGTCTGTAGAAAATATGAAGCAATTCATGTGAATATTTCAGTTAATAGTTGTTACTTTTGTAGCGATAGATGTTTAGACATAGGAGAGGGAGAGATTGAGCATGCTATCTATAAAAGTCGCATATCGCTATAATAAAAGATAATATAAGATAATATAAGATAATATAAGATAAGATAATATAAGATAAGATAAGATAAGATAAGATAAGATAATATAAGATAAATATTTAATTTAAATATAACTTTACTAGATATATAGTAAGTTATGTCTATATTTGAAGTGGTGTTTGAAAAAATACTTCAAATAGAAAATACTAATATTCAACAGAAAAAACAAATATCAAATATATTTTTATTTACACAATATTTTACCAAACCTTTATTTAATTTACGCGCTAATTATTCATGGAAAAAATATATCAAATATAAATATTTTATTTTGAAAAATTACTTGAACGTTGGTAATAATTTTGTAGATGATACTTACAAAGATACTATGTTGCGAATTTTTTCCGAAACACAAAAACATATTATGTCGTTATATCGCTTTAAAGAAATTTGTTTAGATAAAACAAAAAAATACTTTGATGAGCCACAGGACTTACAGTTTAATTTGTTATCTGAAACACCTGCGAAACATAAATTAGATATTATTCACTCTGGTATAAAGTATCAGTTTTCCATATTTGACTTGATACGTATCATTAATACGTCATTATCATACGAATATAATTTTTTTACTGACCCCAAAAAAGTAAAAAATCCGTGGAATAATAATCCATTTTCTGTCGCGACCTTGTATAATATTTATTTTTTTATCCGCGATACAACTATTAAAATGCCTATATTATTCGAACGTTTATTTCAAACTAATTTTAGTTTAGATATGTTTGAAAAACATAATCAACTGGTTATTAAGAATTATATCATTGAAAATTGTCACAATTTCAGTAAAATGAAGAAGATTAGTCATATATACAACATGATTGATACTTTTAATCGAAAACGCATTCATTGTCGAATCAATGTTGATGACAGTTTTCCTGAAACTCATTTACTAGATGTAATGGAACCATATTTGAAAACATATTTATTGTCAGTTTATTCATACGAAGACGATTTAATGATAAAGTATCGTTCGTTATTAGTAACAAAGTTGCGACAATTTAATAAAATGAATCCAAAATTTGGAAGAAAAATTGTTTGTTTGGATGTAAGAAAATTATATTATATAAGCTGTCTCCATTATAATGAGAACACCGTATTATTTATACCACATAATGTATATTTACCAAAACCATCGATGATATCTTTAAAAAATAAATGCTACTTTATTGATCATTTCGAAGAGAAAAAATATAGCGTGTTTCCATCATTTGAAGATAGTGGAAAGGTGATAAATAATAATCAATCTTGTTTTAAAATAGACATTACTATGTTAAGTACTCTAATAAAAAAATGTGTATTTACGAATGAACAGATTGATATTTTGAAAGAAAAATATTACCCTATAGTGCGTGAAGAAATGAAAAAAATAAATACAAATAGATTCAAAGAAAATAACATTGGTACATCTGATGATTCTGATTCTAATAGTGATTTGGTTGTAGAATCAGAAGAAGAAGAGGAAGAAGAGGAAGAAGAGGAAGAAGAGGAAGAAGAAGAAGCAGAGGCAGAAGACGCAGCGATATATATGGAGGATGATTCCGATTCCAGTAGCATTACCGATGATGGTGTAGACGTTAATCTAGATGATGGAAATTATACATATTTACCGAATGACAATCTTGGTGACGAGGTTGATGACGATGCTGATGACAATATTGGCGAGGAAGAAGATGGTATTGTTATCCAATCACATGATGAATCATATACAACATTAAACGTTGAATCTTTTAATATGAATGATATGAATGATAGAGAATTTGCACGTCTTATAGAATTATTAAATATAAACGAGATGCTTGCTGATGACGATGATGTTATGGATGAGGATGTTATGGATGAGGATGTTATGGATGAGGATGATCTATAGTAAATATAATATTTTTATTATTTATTCAATAAGTAATAAAAATAAAAAATAAAACCGTTACAAAATATAGCAACCCGAAGTATTACTCGTGTAAAATCACGGCAATATTAAATCAGATTTAAAATATAATTATAGTAATTTCAATCTTATCTTCTTTTTAATAATCTTTTTCTTATCCATATTATTTAACTTTGTATCATCCGGTATGTTTTTATTTTGAAATGACTTTAATAAATCTATAATCGTGTTTGTTTGACTTGTAATTTTGTTTCGCATAGATTCTTCTGGTAGTTTTGTTATATCTATCAACGCTTCGTCCTTTTTATTGATAATTAATTTGAAACTAGGTATATTATTTTCATATTTATTTACAAGTGGCGTTATTACAATATACGTATTTCCCTGTTTCGCGTTCATTGTTATTAAATCCATTTTATTCTCGATATACGTAGTTGAAGTTATCATAGTTAAAGGTATTTCATAAATTTCTGAGATTAACAATAGATCAAATGTTGTTAAATGATAATCTGTATTCATAATTATATTTTCAATCGTAATTTGACTATTTGCTAATTCTCGTGACAAGTTTATATATCCGTAATAATCAAACATGATAACAATCTCCGCAGGATGTATTCTGAATAATTCTTGATACTTTTCAACCAATTTATATTTTATACTATTTACATCTGCCTTTGGAGAAATTGTTGTATTATTAACCAGAGTAATGGCTATATCAAAAGTACATGTTGAATTACTAGATGAAAAAACGATATTTTTATATGTCTCTTTCATTTTTATCAGTAATGGAGTTGTCACATTTTGAATAGTTTCTCTCTTTACGGGACAACTATTATATAGTTGAACAGTCCTTTGATTTACACTAATCATTTTCTCTGTCTCTGTCTCTGTCTCTGTCTCCTTCCCGCCATTGTCATCTACTATCATTTGGTCCGACTCACTATACTGATTATCGTATTTTTGAGAAATATTAGGCATAACAGTATCATAAGAATTAAACGAAATATATTTATTACTAACTCCTGGTATTAAATTTTCGAAATAATCACTCGTTAATAACGATTGTAATAAAATGATTTCATCTGAATTTAAATTATACTTCAAATCAGTAAAAGACAAAAACATGTTGGGCGCAAACATAAATTGTTTAATACGATTATATCTAATCAGTTCATCTGAAATTTTACTGTAATATATTTCTTCGTTATCCAGCTCACTAAGTAAATTCTTTTTGGGAATTAATATAATATCGCCTTTTTTCAGGTTATCTTCGATACGTTTCATAGAATCCTTTGTAACTGATATAAACTCAACATCATCTGACATTAAGTTTTTTATCAATTTAATAAGGCGTTCTAATTGTAAATAATATACCATTTGTACTGAATTCGAAATGCCTTCAATTTCGTCTCGCACGTTTTTATTCCTAAAATTGTTCAATAATGTGCGCAATTTATTTCTAAAAGCATTGTATAATTCGGTTTCTAGTGTTATTTTTTTTACATATTCTTCTCTCGTTTTGTCAATCTTTGTACTTGTCTGTGTAACTTTATTTACTTGGAAGAAGTCATCATCTTCCACTGTATGTTTTATACTTTGGTCTGTATCTAACTCTGGTTCAACCAATGGAACAAATTGATTTGTCTCTGTCAATAAACCAACTATTAATTTGTCTTCTATTATTTTCACAACCGGCTTACATAATATTTCTCCTTTTGTCGCATCAGAAACAGCATTTAAAAATTGTATGGTTTCTTCCAGATTTTCTTGCTGCTCCTCGTTTTCTAAATTGACCAGCTCATAGGATGATATAATACCTGATGGGAAACATGGAATAAAACCAGATTGTCCCTCGTTTTCAATATTAATATTAACTCCAACTACCCTGTCATCATAATTTACAACCAAACTTTCAACGGTCATGTTGTGTTTTTTTAATATTTCTATTGTTTTTTCGAGAGTGTGATTTCTTTTAAATTTGATCTCTTTATATCTATATGTTTTGGGAAGACTAGACAATGGCTTACACATCGAACTATATATGTCTTGAATAGTCGTCGATAATTTCTTCAAATTGGGCACTTTGTTCATTAAATCAGGTGTATATAATTTTGTTGTTGTAATATTTACCATATTTGTTTTGGATTTATCTATAACAATATAAACGGGCTCAAAGTACTCGTATTTTTGCATTATAATAGCCGTGTCTTTTTTGGGATCAAATTTCGACAAGGAATAATAATTTGTAGGGCATATGATATTTATGTTTGCGGTTACATCATCTTGTGGTAAATTAAGAATGGTTAAATTAATACCCTTTACAAATAAGAGATCATTTGGTTGGCAGATTAAATCCCACAAATAAGTATAATCTATTTGGGACGAAGGAGATTTTAAATACTCTGTGAAATTTTGTAGTGCGCTTGCTATTCTTTTTAACTGAATATTGTCAGATGTTTTTAATTTTGAATAAATGACAGAATCTTTTAATGCGGCTAAGTCAATGTCTATATTTTCAATATTTTTGCTTTGAAATTCACTTATCAATGAACCATTTTGTAAATAAACAAATATATCTGGTGTCATCATTTTTATTAGTTTTTCATTAACAAGAGTTTCAATTGTAATTACTGTATTATTATTTTTCTCTGAGTAAATATCTGCGATACATGCCAAGAAAGATTTGTTTTTATTGCTTTCAATACCTCTTCTCAAATAACATGGTTGGTTTTTTTTCAAATTTTTGTTTATAGCACTTATTTGACATTTTTTATTGTCAGTGTCTATGAATTTTTGAACGATGAATGGTAAATAACCAAATCTACCTTCTTCTAGAGGGAATTTTTCAGGACCTTTTATGTATTCATCGACATCTTGCTTAGATTCTAATTTAGAGCGTGATTTGTCTCTATCTTCGTCGTCTCTCGCTTCATTCTGTCCGCATTCTTCACGCCTTTTCTTTTGAGCTGGTTTATCCCATGAGCCAAAACAGCAAGGTACGCATTTTCCATCAGGATGAATATCTTTCTTTAAAAATCCCGGGTAATGTTGAACATAACTCCCATCTTTACCAACATGAGTTCGTGGAACGGCTCCTTCAGCGTCACTAAACTCCCATATATTTTTACCGGATGGAACAGTCTTGGCGTTTTGTGGGATTAATCCACCATATTTTCCACTTTTCACCTCTTCATCTGTGAGACTAGTATTATTTTTCAAATCCCAATATCTCGGGCAAATATACCAATACTGTTTTTTTGGATCAGAACCATATTTAATAGCTTTACCATAAGAATTTGGATGTTCTTTGTCAATTCTCTCTTTCTCTTCATCCGTCAATATGACTGGTTGTTTTCTTTTGTTCCAGGGACAAACACGTGAATATGCGTTATATTTTCCATCGGATTCTGTTAAAAAGAGTGTTGGATCTTTTTCATGCATTGCTTTAAAAAAAGGATTGGGATCTGCTATTCGCATACCAGTAATATTTTTCTCTAACTTTTCACCATCTTGAATAGATAATTTAGCAGGCTTTCTCTTGGTCGGCTGACGGCTGGGGAACTTCGTTTGGTCTTGGTCTGCCGTGTCTGCCGTTGGCTTGGGGGGAACTTCAGTGTCTGCCGACGGCTTAGGGGGAACTTCAGTGTCTGCCGACGGCTTGGGGGGAACTTCAGTGTCTGCCGACGGCTCTTCCAAATCAATATCTATTCCTTTGTCTGTCGATTGCTTGTCTGCCGAAGGCTCTTCCAAATCAATATCTATTCCTTCGCTGTCTGCCGATTGCTTGTCTGCCGATTGCTTGTCTGCCGACGGCTCTTCCAAATCAATATCTATTCCTTCGCTGTCTGCCGATTGCTTGTCTGCCGATTGCTTGTCTGCCGATTGCTTGTCTGCCGACGGCTCTTCCAAATCAATATCTATTCCTTCGCTGTCGCTGTCACTATCTTCATCACTAGAATTCAATGCTCCGCCCATTAAATCATCTTCATCTAATTCTACATCAATACCTTCATCATCGTCATCGTCATCGTCATCGTCATCATCGTCATCATCGTATAAAAAATCCAAAACATTGATTGATTTATCTTTCGCTTTAGAAGCTGTTTCACCAAAAGTCAAATTCTCTGCTACAATTGCTGTAGGAATATTTTCAACAATACCTTTTTCCGCAGGAGCAATTATTTCTTCTATTTCTTCTACATCATCAACCTTTTTTGTTTTACACAAACCATCAATGGTTGATAATTTTATATTAGATGTTTCCGGTGATTGAGTAATTCGTATGAGAGAATCAATATAAATAGGAATAACCGACATGTAAAAAATATCATTGATATTTTCCATTTCTACCATGATATTTTGTTTAAAAGGATCCTGTGTTATTTTCGTCAAAAATCCCGGATTATTCTTTATTTTCAATTTGCGATTTTTATTCAATGTTTGAACCATTTGCAAACTGTTTAATAAATCCGCTATTTTTAATTGAGCATCGGTTTCTTTCATTTGAAAATTATCCATTAACATCTTAACAATATCTTCATCTCCATTCGCACGATTTAACATTTCGACAATAAATGCTTCCTGACTATCCATCTCATTAAAATTAGATACGCGTTTATATCGCATAACAATACCATTCTTCAACTCTCCGACAAGTACATTAAATATACTAGAGACACATCCTAACAAATTATTCAAATTAATATTTTTTTCGATTGAAATGTAAGAAAAGTATTTGATATTGATTATTTCTACTCGTTTATCGTATAGATTGTCAAACATTTTCATAGAATAACCACTAGATACTACGTAATCGCGAATTGTTTCTATTATTGGATTCACCGAATCCTTTATCAGTTTCTCAATATCAGGTATAGATTTTGTCTCTTTGAAATCAACCTTGACATAGACGTTGGAGAGATTATCAAATTCAATAATAATAGGTATTGTTTTATCGTTTTGCATTGACTCCATATAACAAGATACGCGTTTCGTTGTACCCATTGTTTTCGCGAGTTTAAAAATGGCATTTTTTGACAAATACGGGATTTTTTTGCCGTTTTTCGCAGTTTTATTACAGTATATACGGTATATCTTTTCTTGTCTTTTTCCAGCATTTAGCTTTATTAGAGGAATTGTTTTTGTGCTATGAATCAATTTGAAAATTACTTCGAGAGGAACATTAAATTCACTCTCTTGCGATAAGACAAACTCCAATGATTGGATACCTTGTTCAATGTAAGTTAATTCACTTTTTCTTGTATTATATATTTGATGAAACATGTCGATATTATTAACTTGTCTTTTAAAGTTACTGCTAAGTAATATCTTATTTTCTTCCAATAAATCATATTTGTTTTCCTTAATATCAGTCATATTGAACATTTGTTTATCGCTTAAAAATGGATAATATACTTTACTGGTTGTCGTCTCTGATATGTTTTTAGAAATAGAATATTTGAGAACATCTTCAGCTAAACATAAATAAATGGTACTTTCAAACAAAAAACCATATGTCATAAGAAGATCTTTATTTGTTGTTGTAATAATATTTTCTGCGTTCGTAGAGAGAATCTTATTAAATGCGAGAACTTTAAAAGGGTTCGCCGTATAACTATATAAATTCTCGCTGGTTATAAAACGTTGTCCTAGCGAAATATTTACAATGTTTGGATTTTCAGTCAAATTTAAATCAATAATGTCATTGTAGTTGTAAATGTCCTTAACAGGTAAATTCTCAATATTAATATTATTAATGTTTCCTAAAAACTGAAACATAATATCTTGTGTTAATGTAATCTTTCCATTTTGTGTAAGGCTATCATATACTTCGGAATTATTCAGTTGTTGAATTTGTTTTGAAAATAAATATATTTCATCGAATGAAATTGGATTTGACAATTCGTCTGAAAATACACCAATTATTTTTTTCTTTATGGTTTCAATAGTATCATCAATGTAAATAAATTGCTTAGAAAAATGAACATTAATATCTTGTTCGGTAATTTGTTGTAGTTGGTCTTTACTAAATACTCCTTCAAACAACAAATTATTTTTATCTTTTTTAAATAAACTTGATATATCAGATATATTGCTATCATTATTGCTATCATTATTACTATCATTATTGCTATCATTATTGCTACCTAAAAACACAATCATTTTTTTTATATTATCTTGATCCAAATATATTATTTTGATAACGTCAGACATTTGTATATAAAATCCAAATATTATTTTTATATACAAATTAATATTGTAAAGTAATATTGTAAAGTAATATTGTAAAGTAATATTGTAAAGTAATATTGTAATTTAATGCTTTATTTCATTAACTGAACAATTAAAAAAACATTTCTGTTCTATTTGAAATATATTGTTGCCATATCGAATGTATTCTGAAATAGAAGCCCCTAGATATAATGAGATAACATTACTATAAGTCATAACAGAAAATGGCTTATTATTCGAAATCATAAAATTGTCAGCAATTATAATAAACCCGGTTACTACTAACATCCACATCCAATGATGTATATGATAACAAGTATTATTACACGACCTTACATTTTTTACAATAACAATGTTTGGTAAATAATGACCTTCGTTATTTTTTTTCTTACTAGAGAAAATATATGTTCCTATAAATCCGAGTACAAACCAAAAAAATACTGATGCCAAAGTAATTGTTATTTTCATATATAGTATATATTTATTTGAATTTATTTTATTTTTATTTTATTTTTATTTTTCACTAGTTTTCATGTAACTAGCATTCACAATATACATAGCAATCTTCATTTGTTGTTCTTAAACAATATTCTAGCTGATAACCAATTGTATACCTGGCAACAAGTGCAATATATTCCTTATTCGTGTCTGAATCATTTTTATTATTGTCTTTCTCCTGGTCTTTCTCCGTTTCAATATCATTTAATTGTTTTAGACTATTATCAAATACACCAGTGAAAGCATCTAAAATTTTATCATTTTGTTCTATTTTATCGAATTCATCTATGATTTTTGAGTCAATTTTTGATTTTAAATTATCCATATTTTGTTTTAACTCGTCATAGTGTGAATCTTTATCTAAATGGTAAGAGATTGATTGCTCTTCATAATACAAACAATTATCGTCATTTTCTCCGTAATCTTCAATCACTGATTCTTCGTGTTCTTCTTTAGATTCATAACAATCATTACAATACATGTCCTCATTATAACTATCGATATCAATTTCGGCACAGCAATGACATGATTTCCAACTATAAGACATTACATGCTTAATGGTAACTAAATTACTGATGTCATCACTGCTTTGAACGCCAAACCAGAATTTTCCTTCGATTGAACCATGATAAAATCTACCCATGTTTTTATTATACAATATAATAAATAGTATAATAAAACATCAATTTTTATATTATTACAAGTCATAATATGGATTATCTGTAATATCCATACCACAATACCCTTCTGGTTCTTTCTTATAATCAACTGGTGTATATAATTTCAATTCTACAGCGTTTTCCAAGAGGAATTTAAAATTATTCCAGAATTCTTCAGTGTGTCCAACACTTGTCGTCATGATATGCGCAATTTCATGGGTGGCTACAAACATAAGCGTGTTTGAATCAATTAAATTGTCATTATTGTGCTTCTTCTTGTTCAGACAAAATGCCAACTTTTCACCCTTGTTTTCACTATACGCAGTAAATTCACTTGTCGGTAGTGTTTCTTTTATGGTCGATGGATTGAAATTTTGAACCAACTTTTTCACATTATCGCGATCGGGATATCGTTGCCCCACATTTTCTACTAAATATCCCAACTTTTCAGTTGTTCTCGCCAATAAATCCGATGCTTTTTGTACTTGATTTCTCTCTCTCACACAATATTTTTTACCATCTATTGTTGAGACAATACATCTCAAATTAAATTCATCAGAATCAGTATACATTTTAAGAGCAATAAGAAAAATAAATAGAATAATAATAAACCCATACATGTTAATACGTATTTTCATCTTATAATAAATTAATATAATATTAATTACAATAATTTATTTTTGATTCTACATGTTTTTATTGATTTTTGTTTATTGTTTATTGTTTATTGTTTATTGTTTATTGTTTATTGACCACCTTGTCCAATCTCAAGAGGAACACGCATAGTATCAGGAGCAATTGTTGTGTTATTCCAAGGACCAACATTTGCTTGAGGGTTAGCAGGCTCGGAACGAAGTTGTAAATTAGCATTTCTTAGACTATTTCCAATAGTATCAATTCCCATATGATATCCGGAGCGGAGAAGATTGACGTTCTCTAAATCACCAGAACCGCTGGGGTTTAATTGTGCCCATTGACTGTTGGTATCCTTGGGTAAAAGTTCGGAGGGATCGGCAACAGGGGATTTTGAACAGGATGGGGGAAGGCCTTGTGTAGATGTTGCCATACCGGTAGCGGGGGCATATGTTTCATTTTGACCTAACGGTTGAGAAGGCTGAACACCTCCTCCCTGTTGTGGAGTAGCCATTTGCTGACTGTACATCTCTTGCTTTTTGCGATCGCTCATTTGTTCAGGTCCCATGCTCTTATTCATGCTGTAAGAATAAATTAGATAGACTAAAAATAAGACGCCTATTAAAAATAGAATTCCGTGTTCCATTCTGAGCTTTTTTAGGTTCTTCAGTAAGTCCATTATATAAAATAAAGGTATAAAATATTTTTTCGTAAATAAAATATATTTTACATTTAATCATCCTTTGTTCTAAAGATTTCTAAATTATATTAAATCTTCCACTATTTCGTTGATTTGATTTTTTATTTTATTTGAATCCTCTTTTTCATTCTCGTCCTCGTCATCCTCATCATCATCTTCATCCATCGATTCATCGCTATAATCTAAATCATCCATCAAATAAGTATTTTTTATTTTTTTTGCTTCTAAATAATGAGTGATAGCCGCCTTTTTATGTTGTTTTGCCTTTCCTTTTGCTATTTTATATATTTCATAATAGACCTCGTTTGGTTTTTTCAATTTTATATTTCGTTCATCATATACATTCAAGTTATCTGTTATATCTTCTAAATCAAATGAGTTTGAAATAATGGGTGTATTTTCTTCTAAATGATTAACGTTGCTACTATCCTTATTTTCTGGCTCGTCGTCTTCGCTATCACTCTCAGTCAAAGCAGCTACAATGTTCTTTTGTAATCCTTTGATAGATTCACTATCTATATTTGAAACCTTTACATCTTCTACAATCGGTTTCACAATTCCACTTCTTTGTAATATTTGACTATCTGTATCATATGTTTCATGTATGGTTTTGTCTATGGGTTCATTTCTGGTTTCGTTGTCAGTTTTTCCTAAACTATCTTCTATTATAATTGTAGTTGATTCATCTTGTTCTACCTGCGATAGATTATCATGTCCTGTATCACTTTTATTACTATTGATGTCAATTGTAGCAAGAGGTATGTCGGGTTTTAGGTCATCCTCATTATCTACGTTATTATCTACGTTATTATCTACGTTATTTTCATTGATATATGGTGTAGATTGCTTTTCCGTATTATTTCTCTTGATAACACAAGAATTAAATATAGGTTTGTTATTAAGCAACATGATTTGTTTCCCTACTAATTCCAACTGAAAATTGCGCGCCGAAAATTTAATTCCCTGGACCTCTATACATGGAATAATTGTATGAGTATCATTTAAATCCTGAATCGCAACTATATTTTCATTTTCATCATACACGTTACAATGATACTGAGAACTAGCCGTTTTATTTTTTGGTATTTGTAATCGAATCAAATGAAACTTACCACCTCTAAATGCTCTACAAATCGGATTGAAAAAGTTCTCAATGTCGTCCTTGTCCATCTCATTTTGAAACCATATTTCTCTCTTTTCGTATATTAATTCTATCAATCGTTCTTCTAAATGTTCAAACCATTCCACAACTTCCTCATCCTCGTTTGTAAACATCAAATCCATATAGGCTTTTTTATTTGTTTCATTTAATCCTTGTTTAGTTGAGCATTTAGGAGGTTGAACATACAATGATTCATGATTCATTTTAATTTTAGTAAAATAAGCGCCTCCCTGAACCGATATAGGCTGTGAAATAGATACTTGCGAAAAATCAAACTCCTTATTGGTGAAATAAATCTCTTGGTTCATTATAAAAAAATACAGATAAAATATACAGAAATATAACTAACACGCTAAATAAAATTATTTTTTTTGTAGGATAGTTTAATGAAGGAACAGTTTATTGAACAGTGTTTATTAATTTTATCAAGAGAAGACATAAAAAAGGAGTTGAAAGAATTATTTAAACCATTGGTGAGTTTAATTGTTCAAGAAATATATCCATATATCTATTTATCACTCATATTCGTAATAATTAGTTTTTTGTTGATTTTAGGCATTTTTTATCTACTAGTGCGTTCCAATTTAAAAACATGGACTTTGAAATAATATTTTCTAATCATTTAGTATAATAATGGGTGGAACTAGTGCAGCGTCTATGCGCTCTGTAGAACATGATAATAATAAACCTCAACCAAGTGAGATGGCTGGAAATATTGGTCATCCTTTAGCTGGTTTAGTCGGTGGAAAAAGAAGACGCACAAAAAAAGCTAAAAAATCTAGAGCTAAGCGTTCTAAATCTGCTCGTTCTAAATCTTCTCGTTCTAAACGCGTTAAGAGAGGAGGTATGGGTGCTGGTTTCGGATTCGGCGCTGCCTTAAAAGAGGCTATTGTTCCTTTTGGTATTTTTGCCATGCAAAAAAGAAGCCAAAGAAGACACGTTGGCAAAAAGACATTTAGAAAAAATCGTTCGAACAGACGTCGTTAAATATAGCAATTATTTAAAATAATATGTTATATATTTTAAGTTTTACTAATAAATAACATTATTTAATAATATATTATCGTATTTTTGTATTCTCTCATTAGATAATATTTTATAGGTTATATATATAATGACTGAATCTATGCCTTCACAAGGATGTTCTTATACAGATGGGGCCCAATATGTTGGCTGTCAAGTTGCCGAAAAAGGATGGCCTATGCCTCAAGGAGGTGGAGGAAAAAGATCCAAATCTAAAAAATGTATTAAATGTGGAAAAAGACATCAAAAGGGATGCGCCAAAAAATCCATGCGTAAAAAAGGTGGGTTCTTAGGAAAAGCCATCGTTCCATTCGGATTATTTGCTCTTCAAAAGCGCAGTCAGCGCAGAAACGGAAGTAAATCTTTTAAAAAATCTAGATATGCTAGACGCTCTAAAAAAAATAGACGCAGTAAAAGACGTTAAAAGACGATTATAGGCTAATATATAAATTTCTAATAAACAATTCGCGTTTTATTATTGGTATATTATATACATATACCAATAATGCCATTACCAAAGCTTATGATACCTACCATCGATATTGATTCTAATTATTCGTCTTATGACGAAGGTTCTACAGATACAGAACGCAGTTTAGATTCACCTGTTTCAATACCTACTCATCTTGAATCAGTAAAAATGAAAGTAACCAATTATAATAATTTCACAGACGGTCAGTTCGGACAAAAATTTACAAACGACAAAACAAAAAAACAATTTACCCATTTAGTCAAGGGGAGATCTACCTTAGGAGTAAAATTAATGTATTTCAAAAATAAGAATGTAGATACATTCACCAAGATATTTATTTATAGCAAAGATTCTTATCTAGAGCCAACAAATATTTTAATCAAAATCTTATCTGAAGTCTATTATCACAACGAATTTAGCAAGTTACAAGATAGTTGTAATTTTAAAATACCGGAGTTAATAAGTTATGGGTTTATAGAACATAACGACGATACGTCTATCAATATATATGACAATATGTATATGTTTTATATAACTATGAAAGACATTGATGCTATACCAGTAACAAAATTAAATGAATTATATAACGATGATGAAGTATTAGACAAATGTATGGTTATAGAACAAGAAGTTGATAGAATAGACAATTGCCTTGAAAAACATAATCTATATCATAATGATTTACATTCGGATAACGTAATGATTGATAAAAATGGAAAAATTACGATTATTGACTTTGGAGAAGCTTCAGATGTATTACAAAAACCATTTTTTTCACTCGATTTTTGCGGAAGGTTTAAAAAAAACAAAGGAGGAACACGAAAGCACAAAGGAAAAGACAAACGCAAAAGCAAAAGCAAAAACAAAAACAAAAGCAAACATCAATATATTAGAAAAATGAAGAGTAAAAAACGAACAATAAAACAAACTCGCTACAAGAGGTCTAGGAAAAAACACGTCTGTAGAAAATGAAGACAAATGAAGAAAAATAATTATCAACGGTTTAAAGATAACTAAATGTAGATATACATATATTAGAATGGAGAATTTTCAAGGAGATATAAAAAAATGGGTATCTTTAGATACACAGTTAAAAGCATTGAACGATAAAACCAAGGAGATTCGCAGTGAGCGAAATGAACTGGCGGATACTATACTTGATTTTGCTGACGATAATAATTTATCAGCATCTACCATAAAAATCAGTGACGGAAAGCTCAAGTTTGCTCAAACCAAACAAACAGCCCCAATTAGCTTAGGTTTTCTAGAAAATTGCTTAACCGAAATAATAGGAGATGAAGCAAAAGTTGATCATATTATGAATTATATTAAAGAACAGAGAGAAGTGAAAGTAATTACAGATATTAAGCGGTATTATAACAATTAATTTATGTTCGCAATATGTATATAGAATATGGATTTTGATTTTGATATGGATAAAGATTTTGTTTTTACTTCTAATAAAGATGGCGTTTTAAGTGGCGGCGGATTTACAATACATTCTGAATTGTTGAAAGACACTATTTATAGCTCAGAACCTAGTAGCGATGTCCAATCCGGGGGGAAAAAAAATAATAGTCGCGAAATATTAAATACTTTTAAGGATTTGGCGGTACCTGCCGGTTTATTTTCTATGCCAAATAATCCGACTCAGACAAACAAGAATATTCGTTATCAACACAATGAAGAGGTTTTAGATGATGGTTTATATGACAAATTATTAGGTATGTTGGAACCGAATAAAAGAAAGTTACATGGAATGAAAACTAAAAGGAAGAGAGAAAGGGACGATAAAAAGAAATCTAGAAGACACAAATAAAATGTATTTATATAGAGTTATATATATTCCAGTTTAGAAAGTGTAATAATATATGAATATACCGCTGGGTTATGTTTATTGATAAAATTGAATATTGTAATAACCAATACAATATTTAATAAATAACTCATTGCTCATTATAATAAATGACCGATTTTTCAGCCTTTGAACTACCTGATAGTTTATGTGAAAAGCCATCTACACCTACCAAATATATACCAAGTCATACATTGTCTATTGAACAAGAATGTGCCTTACAACAATTCGAAAACAGCGATAACTTGTTTATTACTGGAGAAGGTGGAACAGGTAAAACGCTACTAATTCGCCATTTGGTTCAATCAGCCAAATATAAGGGTCGCAAAATTCAAGTATGTGCCATGACCGGATGTGCTGCTTTACTTCTAAATTGTAACGCACGAACAATTCATTCGTGGAGTGGAATAAAACTCGGCAAAGGAGAATTGAATACTATAGTGGAAAGTATTATTTATAATCATGTAGCTAGAAATATGTGGAGAAGTACAGATATACTTATTGTAGATGAAGTCAGTATGATGTCGAAGCGAATTTTCGATATATTAAGCCATGTTGGAAAGAAAGTCCGAAAATGTTATGATAAACCATTTGGTGGATTACAACTCATATTTGTAGGTGATTTCTTTCAATTACCACCGGTTGCGACAAATGAAGCGTTGGATGGCGAGAATTCATTTTGCTTTGAATCAGATGAATGGTTGAAAACCTTTCCATTAGACAATCATATTGTGTTAAAAACAATGTTTCGGCAAGACGACGAGGTCTTTCGTAGAATACTTGGTAATGTTCGCATGGGAATTGCTGCTCCAGAAGATGTAACCGTGCTAAAAACATATTTGAATCGTTCTTTCGATTCTGAAAAATACCAAGGCGTTATTCCTACCAAATTATTTCCAACGAAATACAAGGTCGATAAAGTCAATAGAGAAATGTTTAATAAATTAGAAGGAGAAAGTTATATATTTCCATTTACTAGTAAGACGGAATGTAACGACTACATAGACGGTAGTGATAAAACGATCCCATTGCCCCTACTTAGTAAATGTCGGAAAAATTTAAATACGAAAAAAACGCAATATGAAATTGATACACTTGCTAATAATACACCATGTGTAAAAAATCTAGAATTAAAAGTGGGCGCCAATGTGATGTGTACAGTAAATTTAGATATGGATCGTGGTATATGTAATGGTTCAATTGGAAAAATCGTGGAATTTCAAGTATCTGGAAATGATATGTGTCCAGTAGTGTTATTTTCAAATGGCTGTAAGATGACAATGAGTCAAAAGTTTTGGCATTCGGAAGACTATCCGACTATCGCAGTAGGTCAGTTTCCTTTATGTCTCGCATGGGCCATGACAATTCATAAAATCCAAGGAGCTACTTTGTCGATGGCTGAAATAGATATTGGTGGAGGAATATTTGAGTGCGGTCAGACATACGTAGCACTGTCTCGCGTGAAAAGTTTGGACGGATTATATTTATCCAATTTTGAGCCGAATAAAATAAAAACAAATAAAAAAGTGAAGAAATTCTATCAAAGTATTCCTGAAGTAGAATACGAAGAAGAATACGAAGAGTAATACGAAGAGTAATACGAAGAGTAATACGAAGAGTAATAAATATAATTTATTATAATGAAAATAAGTTATAGTTAGTGGTTATCAGTTAATTATCAGTTAATTTTTTATACAATGGAATAAAAACATCTCTCCATTCAAGACTTTTATAAGTATGTGTCAATTCTTCTCCTTTTACAATGTCTTTTGTAGCATAACTATTCATAGTATAATAAGAATACAATAAATATTATTATTCTATTCTTATGTTCTATATAAATTATGGTTATAATTATAATTATAATTTCTATATCACATATCAATTTATTATAATAAGCTCCACACATTCTTATTGAATGGAGCTACCAAAATTTCAGGGATTTTTCTTCTCCAATAGTCAACTTGCTTTTCTTCCTTGATATCTTTTAATGTTTTGGGATATAATGGAGCAGTTTGCATCATATCTAATTCGGTATCAGTAATCTTTGGTTTATACCCAAAACAATTCGCACCGAATTTTACATTTTCATTTGCTATATACCCACCATTTATTCCAGCCCTTCCACAATCATTTTCATGTCCTTCTACCGTCTGTAAATGATTCCAGGTATCTTTTTGCGTAGGGAATAAAGCAAGTTGTCTATCAGACCAACCATAACTACACCACTCGGAGCCGTTTTTATAAGAATCTTCTACTTCACTATAGGTTGCTAAACGTGAGCCATATGCTTTACACAATGAATCAGCATTGTCATACGTATAATTATTTCCAGGAATATGGAATACTTGTTTTTTTATTTCTATCTCAGGAACTGGTGCTATGTCTTGAGAGGCAGGCTGTTCGACTGTTAAATCCATAGAGGGTGTATCCGTAAATAAATTATTTAAACGTGCTGTAAGATTAATGTTAAAAAAATATTGAAACCCATTTAACAGAAAAACAACTAATACTACACCACCTAGTAAGATAGTCAATGTATTAGACGATTTTGAACCAGTTGAACCAGTAACACTACTAACACTGCTTGTTGTATCAGTTTTTCCTAAATTGGCAAACAATAATACAAAAAGTATTATAATTACAACCAATAACAATATAGCAGGAACACCCATATTCATACCCATACTATTATTTCGGTTGCTTCCATTTTTTGTATTTATTCCACCAGATTCAATGGTCGGAATTCCTAATATCGAATCAAAAGACAACAACATTATTTATATATTCTTTATATTATTTATTTCCCTTTTTTCTATAGAAGAGACAATATCCTGAAGTATTATTCATTCCATTAAAGTCTATTTTAGAAACGCTTGTATCATTGAATAAATACCAGTCATTTTCTACACGAACTGTTGCTGTATAATGTCCTCCCAAGGTTCCTCCACTATGATTACATATTCCATATAGTTCATAAATACAACTATCCTTATCATAACCTTCTACAAAATCACGCAAATCCAATTCGTCTGTTTCAATATTCAATGGTACTTGTATTTTTCTACCATCTGGTGTAAATCTTTTTAAATCCAAAACTAATACTTTTGGCAACGTCCAAAATGTAATCTTTCTCACAACATCCTCCTTTTCTTTTGTTTTCTCATTTAACCAACCATTATCTCCTTCTAATTTTTCTCCTTCACAGTATTTCTCAAAACAATTGTAAATACTCAATCCCTGCTTCATTTGTACAGGCAAATCAACCATGAAATAGGGTTCAGGAGTTGTACTCACAATCGCTCCATCTTCATTTTCTATTTTGGAAATATGGATCCCATAGAATATATCTAGTATTTCAGAATATTCTTTACTATACATTGTTCTCATCATTTCATAACATTTTACAGCTAGACTATCTGTATCATTTTTGGCATTACCTTTTATAACCATATCTACTTCACGACGCAATCCATTATGAAATGTTTCTAAAATAAATAAAAGAAATTCCGGCAAATCATTTTGAGCATATCCAGTGAAGATATCCTTTCTTTTGTGTCTGGCTACAAACTGAATTGCCTTTATAAAACCGCCTGGAGAAATAATTTGGTCTTTTTGCCACATCAATTTCCTTAAATTATCCCATTCAACCAACAACTTGGAATCAAGCATATACTCTTTATTATGATAGGCTGTTAAGTTGTCTTTGTAATTTCCATTATTTTTATCTAAAAAATTATTAAATTCTTGTGTATGACTTAACACTTGCATACACGAATTAATAAAACATGTATTTCCTAAATTTGCTAATCCGGTCAAACCTTTACCTTCCATACTACGTATTAGTATCGTCAAATGTTTAAACTACTTAAATAAATAATATAAAAATAATGTCATACTATAGAATAATATGAATACTGATAATAGAATAAGGAATCGTATATTAGATATATATTCTGATTTAGCTCGCTATACTCATATGAATCAAATACAGACAAATGATACATTACAACAGATTGAATCTGGTATTCGTGAGTTAAGTGGATATGGTAGAGACGCGACTCGTGAAAATACAAGTAGATATTCATCTAATAGAAGCACTCATACAACGTCGTCGGGACATACTAATAGTAGGTCATATGCTCATGATAGCGAATTAAATCCTAATTTAGGATCGGTTATTGAAAACTTATTTAACACTAGACCAACTACCAGACCAAATACCAGACCAAACGCTAGACCAAACGCTAGACCAAATGCCAGACCAAATGCTAGACCAAATGCTAGACCAAACGCTAGAAACTTATTTAATACACAACAATATAGTACTAATCATCATACACATTCCCCTACCAGACACTCTGATATAAATAATAGAAATTCTACTGAATCTAATAGACAAAATATTAATACTAATACTAGAATAACAACTTTATCAAACGATGAATTTATGTCTCAGTTTTTTAACATATTTAATACTGACGTAAATAATTTAACACCAGTAGTTGTTCGACCTACACATTTACAAATAACAAATGCGGTAGAATCAATTACTATTCGGGAGGTAGGAGATAATACTATGTGTCCTATTTTACAAAGATCTTTTCAGGCCAATGATAGAATTACTAGAATAAAGCAGTGTGGGCATTGTTTTATTGAAGAAGGATTATTGTCGTGGTTTAATCAAAGTGTTTTATGCCCTGTATGTCGATTTGATATACGGGATTATCTGAATGAAGTCACCGATTCGAGAGAACCAAGGGTATTGAATGATTCATCGAATAATAATACACAAAATACAGAAAATACGCAAAATACAGAAAATACAGAAAATACACAAAATACTTCTACACCGATCGAAAATAATTTAATGGATATATTTACAAATCAATTATCCAATACATTTCAGCAATATCTTACCGGATATGATAGTTCATTCAATGGTTTTAATAACCTAAACGACGGACAAATAAATGTAGAATATTATGTTCAAACACCGAATAATATATATACTACAGAAAGACCTAGTAGATTATTTGCGAATAATAATTCTACAAGGCGAAATAATAATATAGTAGCTGAACCGAGCAATAACGAAGACGAAGAAGATGTTGAAGACGTTGAACTAAGCGAAGAAGAATATATCGCCGAATAATGTTAATTCAAATTAACATAAAGATTTTGTGACCTAATTAACTATGTTCTCAGTTTATTTTGACAATTTACTTAAATTCGCAATTAATATAAAATCATTAATTATTTTTTATTTTAGTTGGATAGCAATTCATTATATTTGCTCACAATTATATGTCTATTATTGTGTTCCATACACATGGTATGGTATTTTCGCATCCCCATTTCTTTCTCTAGCACCACATTGTAATGCATTTCGATGGATTATTTATGAAGCTGGAAATATTTTGTATGGAATGTGGTTAGCTATAGGTTCCTGGACTGTTGCTAATTTGCTAACGCAAAAATAATCAAAAATAATATATAGTTAATATTCTATATATTATATATTATTACTAATATGTATTGGTGTTATTACTAATATACACTACCTAATACGAGTCAGTTAATTCACTATATCAATAACCAATTGTACAATATCATCGATGTTAAATACTTATTAGTCACGTCATTCCGGAATGTACTCGATTATGATTATTACATTACAATCTCATTGTCTGAACCTCATCCACCTTTCATTAATTTTGAAATAGTGGGCAAGGAAACAGGCAAGGCAGGCTCGCCTCATCCACCGCGCATCTTGTATTTACGCGTTCCTCTGTTTCGTCCCTTTTTACGGCCTGTATATTTTTTCACACGTTTTGTTGTGATATGACCTTTACGACTCCTAGTCTTACGACTCTTTCCAAACAACTTGGAGAGAGATAATCCAAATAAATTAATGCCACCCATTATACATTATAATAATATAAAAATAATAATATACTATTATAGATATTCATTCGCCAAATATAATATAATATAAAATATACAAAAAAATATTAAATAGTTTGCGCCAAAACTATTTAATATTGAGTGTTTTAAACTTCATGACCCCGACCACATGAAGCATAGATTAATATTTCCGATATAAACACTTCTAAAAACTATCGGCTGGCATAAAGCGAACTATTTTACTCGATTTTT